TATACCTTTAGCACCTAGCCCATGGGGTTTCGTCGTAACTTGTCCTATCTTCAAGACTACGCGCTGCGGCGTCGGGCTTCGCCCTACCGCCGCCGCAGCGCGCAGCGATCCGGTAATGTGGCCTGGTGATCGTTGCAGTCACCATGGGGCCTTGCCCCATACCCCACCCCCTGCCCTAAAGGGTCAGCCCTATTCGGGCTTCAGGTGGCCCCGTTGTTTATCGATGAAAGGCAAACGCAATGGCATCACGTTCAACGGCATCAATGGGACGAGGAGCAGGGGAATCGGGAAATTCAAGAGGTTTACCGCCGCCATTGTTTGTATGTGACATACAAACGTCCACAGGCTTGGACACAGGCTCACCAGCAGGGCCAAAGCAACCGCAGCGGGTAGCGGTACGGATACAGCCAAACACCTCAGGCAAAGTTGCAGCAACAGGGGCAGAAGCGGCCAACTGGGGAGGATCAACGCGAGGCATGGGAAGAGTTAAGTCCAGAGCCCCGGAAACAGGCTTAGTGGAGGCAGCAGCGGGAGCAGGGGCAGCGGCAACACCCTTGCCAGTCATGGCCCCATGCATAGCCGTGTACGCCGTTGGAAATGCCCAGGCAGCGAGAGGCAGCAGGGCCAGAGGTATCCAGGCGAACCAGGGGAGCTTAAAGCGGGGCTTGGTATGAAGTTCGGATGACTTGTACGCCTTGAACACCGACTTAGGGTATGACCATTGGGTCATGACCGCCGTTTTTGTGTTGTTCAGGTTGTCCTGCGCAGAGTCCCATTCATAGCAGACAGCACGCCCCCAACCAAATAGCCGCCGGTAGTGTTGATGCTTGCCAACTTGACGACGAAGCGCCACGTGCAGCAGCTTAGGGTGTTGGGCGATGAAGATGAAGTCCAAGGAGTAGTCCTTGCGATGCACAGCCAGGTCGCGGATGTAGTCGGGAACCTGGCTTTGCTGGCTCTTCGCGTCGTAGCCGAACAAAAACGCCTCGTCAATGACAACGAGAGAACCGGCAGGGCAGTCGCGCCACTTTGTGCAGTCATCGAGAAAAACGTGAGGGATAGCCAACCCGGTGATGTTGGTATAGATCAACCGGGGATCGCACTTCCCGGACTGTGAGTCCTGAGAGAGTTGGAGTAGCTCTTGAACCGCCGAAAGAGTCTTCCCCGATCCGGGGACACCCGTTTTTAAAGTGATCATGCCGAACCTTTAAATATGAGTCGCGTAGCGTTGGATGCCATCCAGAGGGCAATGCGAGCAGAGGCCGCACCAAAGACAAGACCAAGCGCGATGGGAACACCGGCCAGAGACGCAAGACCAAGAACGGCAGAAGGTAGCGCAGACCAAGACGATTGAGCATAAGTAACCAGACCTTGAAAAGCAGTTGTGACGCCGGCAAAGGAAACAGCAGAGAAACCCACCGCCGTGAGAACGCGGATTGCCAAAGGGCCAACAGCGCCAAAGAGAAACGTCCAGAGGTTCATTGCTTAAACCCTCCGATAAATACGAACATGGCAAGGGCAGCGCCCAGGACGATGACGACCGGCCGGATGTAGTCAGTAGCGGCACCGCAGATGGGAGCGTAAGAAACACTGAACGAGCGACCAGCAACCGAGAAAGAATCAGAAGCAGGGCAAGCCGCAGAACTGGAAAAAGAGACCGCTTGAATTGCATTGAAACCACTGTCAGCAGTGGCGAGGGTTTGGGTAACAGCATCACCGAACTTCGCGCAGCCGAGGGTGTCTGGAGAGGCTTCGCACTGGGTCTTCGTTGGCTCAGCGGGAGCGGTTACAGGGTCAGCAGTTGCAGTGGTCGTGGTGGTTGTCGTGATGACATTGGAGGCGTTGTAATTGTTGGTTGTCGTGGTCGCGCCGGTAGTGATGGTGTTACCCGCGTAGCTGTGGTTGTACGTCGTGGTATTGACCACCTTTGTACCGTCGGCGTTGTTTGTGGTGGTGGTCTTTCCGGCGGATGTTGCGGGTCCAGTCGCAAGAGGCGTAGCCGTAGCAACGGCGTCACCAGTCAGCGGGAGAGCCTGGGCCACGGCACGCGAAACAGCAGAGGAGACAGGCCAGCCAGAGGAGGCAGCAATGGAGTCCGCCAGTGCGTCGACGGTCGAGGGCGAATAAGTAGCCGCGTCGGGGGTGCGAGTGCGAGAGATCAAAGGGACGTTCTGAGGCGTAAGCACACCGTTTGAATTGTCTCGCTTGTTTATGTAAAGCGTGGTTGCATCAGCAGAGACAAAAAGGTAGGTGTAGTACTGCGATTGGGTCATAAGCGCAGCGCACGACTGCCCGGCAGCGGAAGCGGTCTTGTGCCAGGCTCCGACGTTGCAGGTAGTGGTGTTGCCTACATATTCATAGCAAGGTGCAGTGGTACAAGTTGCTGTATTTTTCTGCACGACGAGTTGACCATTGACCTTCGAGGGAACGTAGCCGAGCTCAACAGCAAGGTCATAAAGAGCGACACCGGTACCAAGCACCGGAACCAACGGAAGAGCTTTTTTGACGAGTGCGCCAACCGCCGTGTTTCCAATCCTTGCGCCCAGGCCCACAGTGAGGGGAACACCAGCCGGGTTGTTTATCACGCCAGTTCGCGCAACCTTGACACCGGCGGCGCCATCAGTGGAAAGGGTCGCAGCAGATGGAACAGAAAGAGGGTTTCCATTGGTACCGAAGCTAACGGAGGTTTGGCCGGCCCCGACAGTGTTGAACATGAACTTACCGAAGGCAGCATCCGACGATGCACTGGGGACGGTCTGGGCAGACGCTACCGATACAAAGACCAGAGCAACAGCAGCAAACCACCGACAAACAGATACTCTTGAGGTGAATACATTAAACATCGCTCCCACCTTGAAGAAGGTAATTGACTAACCACTTGAGGCCCCAGACAAGAGCCATGGCCCCGACGAATGCGGCAAAGATTGCGAGGTCAGCTTCCAGCCGCTCTGAAGTGAAGTCCATGGGGACAAGCTGGACGGTTATGGTTTGATCCATTGGGTTTTTCTCCGATCGTTTCCAATGCCCCGAGAGGCATTGAAAAAGGGACGAATTAACGACCCAACAGCTTCAGCACCTTACGGACGCCGAAGATGGCAGCGGCCATGGTGATCATGACGGCCAACACGCCGAGCACAGCGGTTTGTGCATCAGCAATGCCAGTGGTCGCAGCAGCGATATCCACAGCAGCAAACGAGGGAACAGAGAAAGCGACCAAAGAGGCCAGAGCAAGCAGACGAGTTTTCATGGGGATTACTCCAAACAGTGCAAAAGCGCACCCGAAGGCCCCCAGTGCTTCACAGCATTAAGGGGCAATCAGTTGCGCTTTACTTCACAGGCTTGAAGTCAATGAACGCAGGCTCAAGGTTTGCAGTTTCCCAGTGAACACGGCAACCATAAACCGGGGTGCAGACACCGAGAGGAACAACGGGAAGAGGCTTGTCCCGCTCAGGCCAGATGTCGTACTTGAACATCCCCTGCGTGCCATCTGTCATGGTCGCCAGGCCTTGGATTGTGAGGAATTGATAAGGCTTGCCAGCCTTAGAGACTTTTTGCACCGGGTTGGTGACTAACACATTCAGGGTCGCTACATTCATAATCGAAGTACCTGTGCATCACTGCATTGAGTTAAAGAAGTCTGGTTTATAGCATAGGTGGAAAAGGTAAGAAAGGTCGTAGCATGAAAACAACGTACACCATAATCAAATTAGGTCCCGAAGTGGGCAAACAGATCAAGAGCCTGGCCGCGCTGCGGGGGCAAACCATGGCCGCTATGGTGACAGAGGCAGTTCTAAACTTGTGTGACCAGCAGCCCAAAGAACTTGCCGATCTGGTGAAGCAAATAGAAAAGGGGAGCGATCTGATGGAGGAGCGGAAGCAAAAAATTGCTTCAAAACGTCAGCGTAGCTTAGCGCTCTGACAAGGAAGCGCTGAAGGTCAGGCTTCAATCCACGAGTGCAACGATAAGAAGGTTTCCCGCCCAGATCATTTTCAGCGATGGCCTTGCCGACATACTTGGCGAGGTAAGACGCGAGGCGGTCCACAGACCAATGACGCCGGACTTGGCCACGAACTCTAGGGTTCGTAATGTCCACATTCCCACGGGTAACGGAATCATCGAGAAGTACGGGCTTTCCACCCTCAGAAAACGCAACCTTTGAGCCAAGCGACCTCCACCAGAACCCACGCAATTTATTGATGTTCCAGAACCCCCGGAGTGCTAGGTGAAAATGCCAAGCCCCTCGTTTTTGTAGTTCTGGTACAGCACAAAAGCGGAAGGCTTGCCCCCACTCGTCGCGACAGAGACGAAGGAATTTAGTTAGGCACTTTTCCGCCTGGCTGTAGTCCGTGACGTTATCACGGAAGGTCAACGTCAGCAGCCGGTCGGCACCGATGCACTTTAGATTCCACCGGACTTTTTGCTTTGCCCTGCGCTGGACACGCTCCGGGTTTGTCTCCTTTGGCTCTGTAATGACGCCATCAGCATCCACTTGAGACACACTGACCGATCGACCGAAAGAGGCAGGAGTAACCCGATTGTCTGAACCGGAATCATGGAGCCATGCGTTGATGCGCTCACACTCGGAGGGGCCTTTTGCATGGGATTTGTAGAGCAACTCGAAGTCGCCATGGGGGAATTGACGGTACCAGATGCGCCCTGAATACGGGTCGGCATTGTCACCAATGACAGAAACGGGCGATAATTGAGGCATATGGCTGTAGACCTTTAGTCGGGCAGTCATGGGGTCTGAACCTTTGGCGAGGTTCAGGCCCATTTTTTTTGGGTTGGTGGATTCTATACCTTTAGCACCTAGCCCATGGGGTTTCGTCGTAACTTGTCCTATCTTCAAGACTACGCGCTGCGGCGTCGGGCTTCGCCCTACCGCCGCCGCAGCGCGCAGCGATCCGGGAATGTGGCCTGGTGGTCGTTGCAGTCACCATGGGGCCTTGCCCCATACCCCACCCCCTGCCCTAAAGGGTCAGCCCTAGTCGGGCTTCAGGTGGCCCCGTTGTTTACCGATGAAAGGCAAAGGCAATCGCATCACGTTCGGCCGCATCCATGGGACGAGGAACAGGGGAGTCAGGAAACTCAAGAGGCTTACCGGCAGCGTTGTTTGTATGTGACATACAAACATCCACGGGCTTGGTTACAGGCTCACCAGCAGGGCCAAAACAACCACAGCGGGTAGAGGTACGGATGCAGCCAAACACCTCAGGCACGGCAGCAGCAACAGGGGCGGAGGCGGCCAACTGGGGAGGATCAACGCGAGGCATGGGAAGGGTTAAGTCCAGAGATCCGGTAACAGGCTTAACGGAGGAGGCAGCGGGGGCAGCAGCAGCAGTAACCCCCTTGCCAGTCATGGCCCCGTGCATAGCCGTGTACGCCGTTGGAAATGCCCAGGCAGCGAGAGGCAGCAGGGCCAGAGGTATCCACGCGAACCACGGCAGCTTGAACCGGGGCTTTGTATGGAGTTCGGATGATTTGTAAGCCTTGAAAACCGACTTAGGGTATGACCACTGGGTCATAACCGCCGTTTTTGTGTTGTTCAGGTTGTCTTGAGCAGAGTCCCATTCATAGCAAACAGCACGCCCCCAACCAAATAGCCGCCGGTAGTGTTGATGCTTGCCAACTTGACGACGAAGCGCCACGTGCAGCAGCTTAGGGTGTTGAGCAATGAAGATGAAGTCTAGGGAATAGTCCTTGCGATGAACAGCCAGATCACGGATGTAGTCAGGAACTTGGCTTTGCTGACTCTTCGCGTCGTACCCAAACAAGAACGCTTCGTCAATGACAACGAGCGATCCAGCAGGGCAGTCGCGCCACTTTGTACAGTCATCGAGAAAAACGTGAGGAATCGCCAGCCCGGTGATGTTGGTATAGATCAACCGGGGTTCGCACTTCCCAGATTGTGAGTCCTGCGAGAGTTGCAGTAACTCTTGAACCGCCGAGAGAGTCTTCCCGGATCCGGGAACGCCCGTTTTTAAAGTGATCATGCCGAACCCTTAAATATGAGTCGCGTAGCGTTGGATGCCATCCAGAGGGCAACCCGAGCAGATGCCGCACCAAAGACAAGACCAAGCGCGATGGGAACACCGGCCAGAGACGCAAGACCAAGAACGGCAGAAGGTAGAGCAGACCAAGACGATTGAGCATAAGTAACCAGACCTTGAAAAGCAGTGGTGACACCAGCAAAAGAAACGGCAGAGAAACCCACCGCTGTGAGAACGCGAATTGCCAAAGGGCCGACAGCGCCAAAGAGAAACGTCCAGAGATTCATTGCTTGAACCCTCCGATGAATACGAACATGGCAAGGGCAGCGCCCAGAACGATGACGACAGGCCGGATGTAATCAGTCGCAGCACCGCAGATGGGAGCGTAAGAAACGCTGAACGAGCGACCAGCAACGGAGAAAGAATCAGAAGCAGGGCAAGCCGCAGAACTGGAAAAAGCAACCGCTTGAATTGCATTGAAACCACTGTCAGCAGTGGCGAGGGTTTGCGTAACAGCATCACCGAACTTCGCACAGCCAAGGGTGTCTGGAGAGGCTTCACACTGGGTCTTAGTTGGCTCAGCGGGAGCGGTTACAGGGTCAGCAGTTGCAGTGGTCGTGGTGGTTGTCGTGATGACGTTGGAGGCGTTGTAATTGTTCGTTGTCGTGGTAGCACCAGTGGTAATGGTGTTACCGGCGTAACTGTGGTTGTACGTGGTGGTGTTGACAACCTTTGTTCCGTCAGCATTGTTTGTGGTGGTGGTCTTTCCGGCGGATGTTGCGGGGCCAGTAGCAAGAGGCGTAACTGTAGCAACGACATCGCCAGTCAGTGGTAGAGCCTGGGCCACAGCACGCGAGACGGCAGAGGAGACAGGCCAGCCAGAAGAAGCAGCAATGGAGTCCGCAAGTGCGTCAACGGTCGACGGCGAATAAGTAGCCGGGTCGGGGGTGCGAGTGCGAGAGATTAAAGGGACATTCTGAGGCGTAAGCACACCGTTTGAATTGTCACGCTTGTTTATATAAAGCGTGGTTGCGTCGGCAGAGACATACAGGTAGGTGTAGTACTGCGATTGGGTCATAAGCGCAGCACACGACTGCCCGGCAGCAGCAGCGGG